TTGCGTGCCCCTGGCACGCGGCTCCGTCGTGCCGTGCTCGCCCAGCCTCGCCGCGGCCCGACTCCGCGCCCGAGGGCCGGGCTACGCCCGCCCCGAACCTCGAACCCCGAACCGCCCGAGCCCCCAATCCCCCAGCGCGTTTTCGAACCACCGCCAAATCCGCCTGCGCGCGCATATTCCGCCCCTCCCTTTCGACCGTCCACCGTGCGCCGACTTCCGCCGTCCGTCCGTTGACACCGCCGCTACGGCAATGCCCATCGCCGTCCCTAAAGCCGCCAAGCTCGGTCGCTCGCCCAAGTTCAGCCAAGCGCTCTTTGACCGCATCGTGCAGGACATCCGCGACGGTTCGCCGTCGCTTAACGCCATCGAAAAAGAAGGCATCGACCAGTCCACGTTTTACCGCCACTTGCAGCGCAAGCCGGACCTCGTGCCAGTGCTCCAGTCGGCCCAGCTGGAGCGTGACCGCGTGCGTAATTCATCCCGTATCGAAGAGGCCGAGCTTGAGCTGAAACGGCGCGGTATCGACGGGTGGAGCGAGCCGGTGTTCGACGCCAAAGGCCAGCAATGCGGTGAGCGCCGACGCTACTCGGACGCCTGCTTAATCTTTTTCCTGAAGGCCCATAAGCCCGACGTCTACCGAGACCAGCCCACCACCGTGGTGGCCACGCAGGTGAACATCACGCCCGACCGCGAAAAAGACATCATGCGTGAGTGGCGTTCCCGCCTCGGGGCCAGCGAAGCGCCTGCGCTACCGGCCAGTGCCGCGCCCACGCCATGAGCCGCACCACCCCTAAAAAAACCTACAAGCCGGACCGCCGCCTCGCGGTCACGCCGCTCGACCTCCTTTTGCCCTACCAACGCGCATGGGTGCAGGACAAAGCACGCTTCAAAATTTGGCTCAAGTCGCGGCAGATTGGCGGCTCACTCGCCGCTTCCTTTGAGGTGGTGGCGGACGCCATCGAGACCGGCGGCGACTGGGTCATCCTGAGCGCCGGTGAACGGCAGGCGTTGGAGTTCATGGACAAGGTGAACCGCGCCGCTGGGATTTTCTGCGACGCAGTCAGCTACTCGACCGGCCAAGAATACCGCCCCGAAATCCAGAAATCGCAGCTACGGTTTCCCAACGGGGCGCGGGTGCTGGCACTACCTGCCAACCCATCCACGGCCCGTGGTTACTCGGCCAACCTGGTGCTGGACGAATTCGCCTTCCACGAAAACCCCGAGGAAATCTGGCGCGCGGTCTACCCGATCATCTCCAACCCGCTGCGTGGTGCCCTCAAACTGCGCGTGATCTCCACGCCGGCCGGGCGGAATAACAAATACTTCGACCTGTGGGAGCACGCCCCGGCTTTCTCGCGCCACAAGACCAGTGCCTACGACGCGGTAGCGCAGGGTCTTGCCCTCAACGTGGACGAGCTACGGGCCAACTTAGCCGACCCCGAAGGCTGGGCCCAGGAATTTGAGTGCCAGTTCATGGAGCACTCATCGCAGGTGTTCCCGGCCGAACTCGTCAGAGGCTGTGAATGTGAGGAAGCAACACTCGATCCGCTTACGGACCTCTATTGTCGAACCCTCCGGCCGCGACCGGCCTTGTTTATCGGCATCGACGTCGGTCGAAAACGGGATCTGACCGTAGCCTGGACCCTCGAACGTCTCCACGGCGGCCAACTGATAACCCGCGAAGTCCTCGTCCTCGACCGCGTCCCTTTCCCGCAGCAGGAGGAAATCCTCCTCCCTCGGGTCATGGCGGCAGCGTTCACCGCGATCGACGCGACCGGCATCGGCGGACCCGTGAGCGAACACCTCGCCACCTCGCTCGACGAAACCCGTTTCGAAGGCGTGACGTTCACCGGCGACCGCAAACGGGAGCTGTTTGAGCGGCTCAAGAAAGTCCTCCAAGCCCGCACCGTTGGGCTACCCGCCTCCGCAGTGATCCGTGACGACCTCGGCAGCATGCAACGCATCGTCAGTCCCGGCGGGACCATCCGCTACGCCGCCGCACGCACTGCTGACGGCCACGCTGACCGCTCCACCGCGCTGGCCCTCGCGATCCACGCCGCCCAACGCAACCCCTCCGCTGGAACGGGTGCGTTTGCCACTGAACGAGTCCCCACCGGCCTCAACGCCCGCCACCGCCCCGCACTCACCCGCTACCGCTGCGCCTGGTCGCGGTAACGCTTCCGCCCTCCGACCTACTCACTACTCGCTACCCGCTACTCACTACTTCAGCCCCCCCCATGTCCCCATCCCCCATCATCCGCCCCACCGCCCGCGACTTTGAACCGCAACTCTTCGGCCGCAGCCTTTCTCCCGACGCTATTGGTGAACTCCTCGACGCCGGTGCCCGTGGTGACCTCGCCGCGCAAAGTGACCTGTTCAACCTGATGGAAGACACCTGGCCGCGCCTCCGCGCCAACCTGCAAAAACTCAAAAACGCCATCCGCAAGCTGCCGCTCAACGTCCAGCCCTACACCCCCAAGAACGGAAAACCCTCAGCTACGGCGCAGGAAAAAGCCGCATTCGTGGAGTCGGCGCTGCACCTGCAACGCGGCTACGTCGACACCACCCGGGCCCCGCTCGGTTCGGCTGTTTACGAACTGATGGACGCCGTTGCCCGCGGCCTATCCGTCGTCGAAATCGACTGGGCGACCGACACCACCGGTTACGTTGTACCGGTCGGCTTCCGCCGCGTCCCGACCCGATACCTCGGCATCGACACCGACGGCACCCTCGCTCTCCGCCTCAATCCCGCCGCGTTTTCTGCGCTCACGCCATTTTCAAAACACCCCGGCAAATTCCTCACCGGCATTTTTCAATCGAAGTCCGGCGCTCTCGGTGAAGCCGCCCAACTCCGCGCCCTGGCACCGCTCTGGCTCGGTCACATGCTCGGCTGGGAATGGCTCGTTCAGAAAGCCGAACTGTTTGGCACCCCGCTGCGCTGGGCCAACTACCCAGCGACCGCCACCCAGGCCGAAATCGACGCCATCACCTCGGCCCTCCGCAACATGGGCACGGCGTCATGGGGTGCGTTCCCCCAAGGCACCAACCTGCAAATCATGCAGGGCACCACGCCCGGCGTATCCGGTCCCAACGACCCGAGCGAACGCCTCATGGGCATCGCCGACCGTGCCTGTGATATCATGCTTTTGGGCCAAAATTTATCCGTGGAGCACAACGGCGAAGGCAGCCGTGCCGCCACCGAGGTGCACCGCGAGGTCGAGCTAGATCTCTTCGAAACCTACGCCGAATACATTGTCGCGATTCTCAATGACCAACTCATCCCCCAGTTGATCGCCCAAAACTTGGGCACCGCCGACGAAGTCCCCTTCGTCGAAGTTGAAATCACCCGCCCCGAGCGTGAGCAGGAAATGGCCACCCGTGACAAAACCCTGTTTGTCGACATGGGTCTACCCGTCTCCCTGCAATACCTCTACGAACGCCACAAAGTCCCGTCGCCAGCTCCGAGCGAAGCCCTGTTTCAACCGGCCAAACCCACCGCCCCAACAGTGCCAGCGGCATCCGCGCCACCCACCAACGCCAAAGCCTGCGCGTGTGGCTGCGGTACGCCCATCGACGCGGCCAGCGAATCAGCCTCATCCCTCGCCGGCCGCCAAGCCGCTGCGGAGGCGGCCTTCCCCCAAACCCTCGCCCAGGCCGAAGCCGCAGGTGATTATCTGGTTTGGGATGCGATCCTCGACGGCCGCACCACCGAAGTGTGTCTCGGTCGTCACGGTCACCGCTGGGGTGACGGCTGGTTTTCGCCGCCACCCGCCCACTACAACTGCCGCAGCTCCCTGATCCGCGTGCCGAAGGCCAGCTACCAGCCGCCCAAGTAATCGCCACCCGTTGACACTGCGCCCGTGGCATGGCCCTCACCACAAACAACAAAAACGCACCGTTACACGCCGCCTTCGCCAACGCCCTCACCGAAGGCGCCGCGATCCCCTCCGACATCCAATACATGCCGCCCGGCCGCCACCGGATCCGGGCGTCCCAAGGCGGCAAACCCGTCTCGGTCGAAGTCGCGGTAAACGCCGCCACCGCCGTAGTTCTGCAAACCTTCCTCGCTGGTAAACTCACCGCCGCAGCCGAGGGCCGCGAAGACCGGCCCTTTTTCGATTTCAACCACGAGGACCGCGAGGCCTCCGCCTGGCCGACGGAATTTTACTGGGCCGGTGACGAACCGCAGACCGGCGGCGTCCGCGCCCGACTGGATTGGTCCGACGCCGGTAAAAAGTCGGTCGAAGGCCGCACGTTTCGCCGGTTTTCGCCGACGTTCCACCTCGACGCCGCCGGTCACGTCACCGGTTCCGAAATCAACATGGGCGGCCTGGTCAATCGCGCCGCCTTCAAGCGCATCGCGCCCCTGTTCGCCGCCGCACCGGTTGACACCACGCCCGAAGCGATGCCCATGCAAAACCTCATCGCCACCCTCCGCTCCCTCTCGCTCGTCGACGCCTCCGCCTCCGACGAAGCCGACCTCGTTGCCCAGCTCACCCGCCACGCCACCGCGATCAAAAGCGAACTCGCGGGCCTCCAATTACTCATGGCGACGCAAGCCCGCCACCGTGCCGAGGCCCACGTTGACGCCGCTGTTCGCGCCGGTCGTCTCCCCGCCAAGGATACCGACACCCGTGGGTTCTGGGTTGATGCGCTCCTACGCGACGAAACCAAAGCGGTGAAAGCCCTCGAATCCCTCACGATCAACCCCGTGCTCGCCCGCCTCACCACCGGCACCGACGACACCGTCACGCCCGCCAGCCAGATCACCCGCCAGGAACAGAAACTGGCCACCATCCGCGCCGCCCACCCCAGCGCCGATTTCCAAACCATCTACGCCAAAGCCAAAGCCGAAAGCCCCGACCTCTTCCGTTAATCGGCTCCGTCCTCCGCCCACCGTCCTCCGTCTTCCGTCCCCCGCCCATGAAAACCTCTCTCGCTCGTACCAACGCCATTCTCTCTTTCGAGGCAAACGCCGACCTCACCGGCTACGTTGGCCGCTTCATCGTCCTCACCGCAGGCAAAGCCGCCCTCTTCAGCTCGGCCACCGTCAAGCCCCTGGGCGTGCTCCTCTGTGACGGCAAAGCCGCCGAACGCGTCAGCGTCGCCCTCGGCGCTGGCGGGCTCGCTGGCACCGTCCGCGTCAAACTCGCCGCCACCGTTTCGACCATCGGTGCGTACCTGCAAACCACCGCCGACGGACGCGTTCAGACCGACGCCGGCACCGGCGCCCGTACCTTGGTTGCGCAAGCCCTCGAAACCGGCGTCACCGACGAACTCGTCGAAGCCATCCTTATCGCACCCCAATCCCTCACCTAACCCCGGGCTCCGAACCTCCGCCCTCCGCCTACTCGCTACTCACTACCCGCTACTCGCTACTTCAAAAAATGCACCTCACCCGCACCAACGCGATTATCTCGGTTATGGCCGATGTCGATCTGACCGGCCAAGAAGGCCGGTTCGTTCGGCTTAGTAACAACGAAAGCATCTGCCTAGTTGATTACGCCCTCGAAAAACCCCTTGGGCTGCTTCTTACCGGCGGCAAAGCCTACGAACGCGTGACCGTGGCGATTCCCGGCGGCCTCGCTGGCACAGTCCGCGTAAAAATTACCGGCCCGGTCAGCTTTGGCGAGCAGCTGCAACTCACCGCCACCGGCTGCGTTGAAGGCTACAGCAACGACGCCCCGCGGATGGTCGTCGGGATTGCACTCGAAGCCGGAGTTTCCGGTGAACTCATCGAAGCCTCCCTCTACACCCCGGTCCTAACCCCCGCCGTCTAACCTCCGCCCTCAGTAATCCGAATCCGTCTACTCACTACCCGCTACTCGCTACTCACTACTTCCGCATGAGCTCCTCCAAATACAACGTCACCCTGACCAACTACGCCCGCGGCCTGTCTCAAGACATCTCCGCCACCCTTGCCAACTTCCTCGCCCCCGAGGTCGTCGTCCCCGCCGCCACCGGCCAATATAAAAACTTCGACGACAAAAACACCTTCCAAGTGGTCGACACCTCCCGCGCCGTCGGCGGCCCCGCCAAACGCCTCGAATTCGCCGCCAGCGACCCCACCTACAACTGTCTTCCCCAGGCACTCGAAATCGCCATCGACGACCACGAACGCGACGAAGCCGGTGAGGGCGACCCGCTCCGTCTCGAAGAGGCGAAAACCCAGACCCTCGTTTCCTCCGCCGTCACCTCGCACGAAGCCAAAGTGTTCGCCGCCCTGACCGCGCTTGCGGCCGCCGCCAACATCACCCTGGCGAGTGACGACCCCATCGCAAAACTCGACGAGCAAATCGAAGCCCTCGCCACCGACACCGGCCGCATGCCCAACCGCCTGGTGATCGGCCTGCCCCTCTGGAACAAACTGCGCAACAACGCCAAAGTGATCGCCCGCTTCCCCGGTGCGGCCTCGATCGGTGTGAGCATGGCCCAG